TGCTCTATAGCCTTGGTCTGGCGGGGTCTGCGTTCAAGAAGGTCTACTACGATCCGAATCTGGGTCGTCAGGCTGCTATTTATATTCCTGCTGAAGATGTCATTGTACCTTACGGTGCAAGCCACATTGAGACAGCGGAGCGCGTAACGCACGTTATGCGTAAGACTAAAAACGAGATGCGAAAGCTACAGGTTGCTGGGTTCTATCGTGAGATAGACCTTGGTGAGCCAGAGCCGTACCACTCTGATATTGAAGAGCGTAAGGCGGAAGAAGGTGGGTTCTCACTCACTGACGACAACCGCTATGCCCTGTATGAAATCCATGCTGACTTAGTAATCGAAGGAGTCGATGACTCTGACGAGGACATTGCCAAGCCGTATATCGTGACCATCGAGCGCGGTAGTGGTGAGGTGTTGGCTATCCGTCGTAACTGGAACGAAGAAGACCCACTGACCCTGAAGCGTCAGCACTTCGTTCATTATGTTTACGTGCCGGGATTTGGGTTTTACGGGCTTGGCCTCATCCATATCATTGGTGGATATGCGAGGGCAGGCACGTCCTTGATACGTCAGCTAGTTGATGCTGGAACGCTCTCCAACCTCCCGGGAGGGCTAAAGTCCCGAGGACTGCGTATCAAGGGCGATGATTCGCCCATCGAACCGGGTGAGTGGAAGGACGTTGATGTACCTAGCGGGTCTATCCGCGACAACATCATGCCACTTCCCTACAAAGAACCTAGCCAGACCCTTCTTGCCTTATTGAATCAAATTACGAACGAAGGACGTAGGCTAGGCGCTATTTCAGACATGAACATCTCGGACATGTCTGCAAACGCGCCTGTGGGCACAACGCTGGCTCTACTAGAGCGCACCTTGAAGCCTATGGCTGCGGTGCAGGCGCGTGTTCACTATGCGATGAAGCAAGAGTTTAAGATGCTCAAAGCTCTCATGGCAGAGTACGCCCCCGAAGAGTATGGCTACCAGCCACAACGCGGGGAAGTAAGCGCACGTCAGGATGACTACATGACAACGGATGTAATCCCTGTCAGTGATCCTAACAGCTCTACCATGGCACAACGGGTCGTGCAGTATCAGGCTGTGCTTCAGATGGCGCAACAGGCACCACAGATATACGACTTACCCCAGCTACACAGACAGATGATTGAGGTGTTGGGCGTGAGGAACGCAGACAAACTTGTTCCCACGAAAGACGATGCGAAACCAACCGATCCAGTCAGCGAGAACATGGACGCACTGGTTGGCAAGCCAGTACGGGCGTTTATCTACCAAGATCACCAAGCACACATTGCGACCCACATGTCATTCATGAAAGACCCGCAGATTGCGCAGATGATCGGGCAGAACCCACAAGCACAGCAGATTATGGCCTCACTACAGGCACACATCGCGGAGCACCTTGGGTTCCAGTATCGCCAGCAGATCGAAGAGAAACTTGGAGCGCCGCTACCAGCGCCAAACGAGGAGCTTCCAGAAGAAGTCGAAGTGCAGCTTGCACGCCTTGTGGCGGATGCAGGTCAACAGCTTACCCAAGCAAACCAGCAGAAAGCAGCACAACAGCAAGCACAGCAGCAACAGCAAGACCCTGCGTTCCAGCTACAGCAGATGGAGACACAGGCGAAGGTCCAAGAAGTGCAGCGTAAAGCACAGAAGGACCAGATGGATGCACAGTTCAAGCAAGCTCAGTTGCAGCAGAAGGCTCAGAAAGACCTCGTAGATTCCGCTCTTGAGGCTGAAAAACTCAAGATTGACCAGCAGGAACTACAGCTTGATGCCCAGAAAGAGGGCGTGAAGTTAGCGGCAGACCGTAGAAAAGATAACACGAAGCTAGACCTTGAGCTGGCTAAAATGATGACAGGCAAGAATAACAGGAGCTAATTGTGGCTAAAACCGTCTTTGACGTGCTGATGGAAAAAATTAACGACGATTTATCGTCTGCACAAGAATACTTAACTGGGGGCAGTCCGAAAGACTACGCTCAGTATAAGGAAGTTGTTGGACTCATCCGAGGTCTGGAGACCAGCAAATCACATATTCAAGACCTTTCGCGCAACTATATGGATGATGAAGATGACTAACACTCAGACGATTGAATTGCCTGATGCACTAAAGCAAAAGATGGAAGCGGAAGCGGTAAACGCTGAACCGATTGAAAGGGAGATAACCGATGAGGAATGGGAAGCACAGCTACCTAAACCTACAGGCTATCGTATCCTAATCGCACTGCCAGATGTAGAAGAATATTACAAAGGCAGCACCTTGCTTAAAACCTCAGACGTTATGCACCGAGAGTACATCATGTCGATCATGGGTATCGTGGTTGATATGGGCGCGGGCGCATACGCTGACAAAGAACGGTTCCCAGAGGGGCCGTGGTGCAAAGAAGGTGACTATGTAATGTTTCGCATGAATACAGGCACGAGGTTTAAGGTTAATGGTAAGGAGTTTCGTTTGATGAACGATGACTCTGTTGAAGCTGTTATACCTGATCCCAAAGGCGTAATGGCAGTATAGGAGGTACATAAATGCCCTTTCAAAAAGTAGAATTTGAATTTCCTGAAGACGATAATAGCGCCAAGGAAATAGATATTGACATCGAAAAGTCGAGCGCAGAAGAGGTAGACATTGGTGGTAAAAAGGCTAAAGCGAAGGCTAAACAATCTGAGTCTGTCGTTGAGGACGAAGTGGATACTGATGACGACGACTATGAGATTGAAGTGGTTGATGATACGCCCAAAGCGGATCGGAATCGCAAACCTTCTGACCCGCCTGAAGACGTTACTGACGAGGAGCTAGAAGACTACTCCGAAAAAGTTCGTAAACGTATTCAGCATTTCTCCAAAGGCTATCACGACGAACGCCGTGCCAAAGAACAGGCAATGCGTGAACGCGAGGAACTGGAGCGTCTATCTCAGAAATTGCTAGACGAAAACAAATCTCTGAAGTCCAACGTAAACAAAAATCAGTCAGCGTTGCTTGAACAAGCTAAGAAAAACGCGGCTATTGAGATGGAGACAGCCAAGAAAGCATATAAAGATGCTTATGAAGCTGGGGACTCAGATAAAGTTATCGAAGCACAAGAAAGCCTAACAAATGCCAAGATAAAGGCTGATAGGCTAAATAATTTCAAGTTACCCGCTTTACAGGAAGATGAAACTCCTGCTAGAGTGGAACCTGAAAACGCCCCTGCGCCAGTTCAGGTTGATCCCAAGGCGGCGGCTTGGCAAGAAGCCAACCCTTGGTTCAATCAGGACATTGAGATGACGAGCTTTGCTCTGGGGCTGCATAATAAACTCGTCCAAGAGGGGATCAGCCCTCAAACAGATGACTACTACGAGAGAATTGATTCTCGTATGCGACAGTTATTCCCCGAGAATTTCGAGGATGACACGGAGGTAGAAGAGCAAAGACCGAGGAAGCGAGCTTCCAACGTGGTTGCACCCGCAACGCGGAGCACAGCGCCTAAGAAAATTAGGCTTACGCAATCACAAGTAGCAATCGCCAAACGGTTGGGACTTACCCCCGAACAGTACGCCAAACAGGTTGCATTAGATATGAGGAAACAAAATGGCTGAAAATCGTATAAACCGAGACTTAGAGTCCCGTGAAAAAACGACCCGCAAAAAGGCTTGGCAGCGTCCAGAGGTGCTACCGTCACCCAATCCCGAGCCGGGTTATGGATTTCGTTGGATACGTGTTAGTTCGCTCGGAAACACCGACGCCACTAATGTTTCTTCCAAACTGCGTGAAGGTTGGGAACCCGTAAAGGCTTCAGATCATCCAGAGATTACGTTGGTAACTATCGAGAACGACAGGTTCAAAGATAACATCGTGATTGGTGGCTTGATGCTTTGCAAGGCTCCAGAGGAATTAGTCGAAGAGCGTAATGACTACTATAGAACTCAGACGCGCTCCCAGATGCAGTCCGTTGACAACAACCTGATGCGAGAGAACGACCCTCGTATGCCTCTGTTTAACGACAGAAAGACGAAGGTTACATTTGGTAACGGAACTTAATAGGAGCTAAAAATGGCTTATCCTACTGTAAGCGGGCCTTATGGCCTAGTTCCGGTAAAACTGTTGAGCGGCTCTCCTTTCGTGGGCGTAACTCGTCACTTCAAGATTGCAAGTGGCTACGCTACATCCATTTTTTACGGAGATGCTGTAACGCTGGTTACCGGAGGCACTGTCGAACGTGATACGTTTGATGCTGCCATGACACCTATTGGTGTCTTCCTTGGTTGCACATACACCGACCCTAACCTTGGTTACAAGGTATGGCGTCAGTCGTATCCTGCAAGCACTGTTGCATCTGACATCGAAGCGTTCGTTGCAGATGGCACTGATCTTCTGTTCAAAGCCGCTGTTGTATCTTCTGGTACAACTATTGGTGATTTGGCACAGACTGATATTGGTGCAAACGTCGCGGGTGTAGACAACACTGGTGATTCAACTTCGGGTAACTCCCGTTGCGCGATCTCAGATACGTCTGCAACT